AAAGACGAAAGCGTTTCTATTACAGATACTATTATTAATGCTAAAGATGTTTCAAAAGTCTTTACTTCATTTAGTCAGCAATTTAGTTTACCCGCAAATTCAAAGAACAATCTTATTTTTAAACACTATTATAATTGGGATATTGTTGGTGGTTTTGATGCAAGGGTTCGAGTTTCTGCAATACTTAAATTAAATGGAGTCGATTATAAAATAGGCAAGGTCAAGCTTAATTCTGTCTCGATGAAAGACAATAAAGCACACTCTTATAAAGTAGTTTTTTATGGCGATACTATTACGTTAAACGATATTCTTGGAGAAAACAAACTAGCTAATTTAGACAGTTTAGATGCTGAAAATATAATTTATAACGCTAATAACATAAAGGATTTATTACAACTTGATCCTAGCGTTTCAGGAAATGATTTAATAACGCCTTTAATATCGCACACAAAACAATTATACTACAATAGTGCAAGTCACTCAACTAATGGAGATGGTAATTTATATTATCATGGTGGCACAGTAGATTATCATGGCGTATTATATTCAGATTTAAAATATGCTATTAGAATACATAGATTAATTCAAGCGATTGAAACTCAATACCCTTTAATAGTGTTTAGCACGGATTTTTTTAATACTAGTAACGCAGCTTATCATGGCTTATTTATGTGGCTTCACAGAAAATCTGGAGCAGTAGGCAATGGCGATCAAGTAGATACATTTCCTAATTCAGTAACTGGATGGACTTCAGGAGCTTCAGGCGTATGGTCATCAATGACTAGCGCAGCGACATTGACAGTTAATTCAGATTTTCAAGATTATTCAAATTCAGGTGCTACAGGAACTTTGTTACAGTTAGCTTTAGTTACTAGTGATACTGTAAACGCGTATCAAGTAGAAGTCTTTAAAAACGGTCAAAGCGTTTCTGTAGGAACTTATACAGGACCAAAAACTTTGTCAAGCACTTCAGCGGGTGGAGATTTTGGTTCTACAACTCAAGCTGCTGGCGAATGGACAGTAGTTATCACAGTCACAGTTGCAATTGCTTTTACTCAAATTAATTGGACTGCCAGAAACAATGCGCCTGGCGATACTCCAGACACTGATTTGTTTCAATTGTCAAGTACTTTCACAGCAGATGACAGTTTTGAATTTATTGTTAAACTGCAAACGCCAGATATTAAGATTATAGACCTATTAACTGGTCTTTTTAAAATGTTCAATCTAATTGCATACGTCAAAGAAGATGGAAGCATCTATGTCGATACTTTAGATAGCTTTTACGCTACTTCTACAACTTACGACATTACTAAGTATATAGACGTAAAAACAAGCTCTGTAAACGTAGCTTTGCCATATAGAGAGATAAAATTTAAATACGATGGTTTAAAAACATTTTTAGCTGCTCAATACGAACAGTTGCAAGTTCAAGAATGGGGAACAGAATATTATTCAACTTCAAAAAATTTAGATGGTGGCGTTTATGAAGTCAAATTACCATTTGAACATATGCTGTTTGAAAGACTAGCGAACTTGTCCGATGTGTCAGGTCAGACATTAACAACTGCTCAGTATGGTTTTTGCGTAAACGATAATCAGCAGTCTTATATTGGTAAACCTATTTTGTTTTATCCTATTTTAAAAACTGGTGGCGGTACTACTTCAATATCGTTTTTACCAACAACAACATCAAGGGAGCAGTTAACTTCTTATAATGTTGTTTCTAATAGTGTTTCGTTATCTGCTGCGACAAGTACTGCAAATATAAACTTTGGTAATATGGTTAATGAATATACAGGTTTAACAAACTTTACAGGAACTTTATATAATAATTATTACAGTAGTTATATTTCTAATCTTTTTTTAGAAAGCTCAAGAGTGAATCAAGTAACTGCATACTTACCGTTAAGCATAATTCTTAATTATACACTAGCAGATATTTTTGTAGTAAACGGAAAACAGTTTAGAATAAACAGCCTGAATATAAACTTGACTAATAACAAAAGTAAAATAGAACTGATAACAATATGATTGTATTAAAATTATTAAACATAGATAATTTTTATGGTGTCAATGAAACTGTAGAAATAGCAAAAGGCAAAAACAAAATACCAGAATCTTTTAAAGAGGGTTTTCATCAAATTAAAAGAAAAATCAAATGGCAATAAAAAGAACGATTGTAATAAGTGCGGAAACTAAAGCAGCGCAGAAATCAGTAGATGAATTAACGGAGCTGTTAGAACTTCAAGATGCAGCAATTCTAAGGCTTACTGACGATCAGGAAAAATACGAAGATAAATTACAAGACATAAGTAAGACTAATTTTGCGGGACAGAAAAAATATAATGACTTACTTAAAGAAACCAATAGAGAACTTAAGAAAGAAGTAAAAGCAAAAAGAACACTTGAAGCAGAACAGAAAAAAGCAAATAAAACTTTAGCAGAAGCAACTAAAAAGCAAAACAAGTTATCTGGTGTCATGGGAGAACTTGACAAGCTCACAGGTGGTGCAATTTCATCCTTTGGTAGATTCTACACAAGCATAATGACGGCTGTCAAAGGAATGAATCTTTTAAAAATCGCTTGGATAGCCACTGGAATTGGTGCTTTTGTCGTTCTTATTACTTCATTGGTTGCAGCTTTTAAAAGAAGTGAAGAAGGACAGGAAAAATTACAAGTTGGCTTGGCGATGCTTGGAGCAGTAGTCAATCAAATAATGGATGCATTTGCAAATTTAGGCACTGCGATATTTGATGCTATAACAAATCCTAAACAAGCACTTATTGATTTTAAAGATGCTTTTGTTGAAAATGTTACAAACAGAATTTCTTCAGCAATAGAAACAATTGGTTTTTTAGGTAGCGCAATTAAAAAAGTATTAAAACGAGATTTTTCTGGTGCGATGGAAGACGCCAAAAAAGCTGGTAGCTCTTACATTGATACAATGACAGGAGTCAAAAACACTATTGACAAAGTCTCTGATTCAATAACTGGCCTTGTAGATGAAACACTCTCTGAGGTTTCTGCAATGGCTCAAGTCACTAAAGCAAGACAAAAAGCACATCATATAGAAAGAGAGCTACAAGTCGAAAGAGCGAAAGCAAATAGAGAGATTAACGATATAAGATTACAAGCAGAAGACAGATTAAATAATACAGCTTCAGAAAGAGTCGATTTGTTAAGAAAGGCACAAGCGATAGAAGAAGACATAACTAACAAAGAAATTGCTGCTAAACAGCTTTTAATTCAGGCTCAAGAGCTTGAAATGGAGCAAGGTCTTAATACTATTCAAGCAAAAGACAAGCTTGCTAAACTTCAGGCAGAAGCAATAAATTTAGACACTAAAAAATTAAGAAGTCAACGTTTACTTCAAACGCAAATTACAACTGCTTTAAATGAAGAAATAGCAGCACAGAAAGTAATTGATGACTTAGCAAGTGCGAAGATTTTAAAAGCGGAAGAAGATGAAAAAACACGCTTACAAAGTATAAAAGACATTCAAGATGAATTTGAGCAATCTGTTGAAGAAGAAAGAGCTGTTAAAGAAGAAGAAAAAGCAATACTTCAAAAAGAAAAAGAACTTCAAGAACTTGAAGATTTAAATGCTACAGAAGAACAAAAAGCGGCTATTATTGCTTACTGGGATGGTAAGATTTTAGAAGGTAAAGAAACTGATGCAGAAGAACAAAAAAAGCTAGAAAAAGCTGTAGTCGATGCAAAACTAGACATTGCTAAACAATCAATGGCACTAATTGGCGAGATCGCTGGTAAAGGCAGCAAAATCGGAAAAGCAATGGCAATAGGTCAAGCAACAATCAGCGGTTATGAAGGTGTTCAAAATGCGTTTACTACTGCAAATGAAAGTCCAATAACAGCGGGGTTTCCAGCTTATCCATTTATACAGGCGGGTTTGGCTGGTGCTTTTGCCGCCGTTAATATTCAAAAAATAGCTTCTACAAAACCAACAGGATCAAGCGGCACAGCGGGATTAAAGTCTGTTGCTTCTGCTGGTGCTCAAGCTCCTTCCTTTAATATAGTAGGTCAAAGCGGTTCAAATCAAATAGCTTCAGCACTAGGCGAACAACAGCAAACACCAATACAGGCGTATGTAGTTTCACAAGATGTGACTACTGCTCAGAGTTTAGAAAATGGTATAATTCAAGGCGCAACATTAGGCGGTTAATAAAACAATAAAGAAGAAATCATGTTTATATTAAAATACAATTTATAAAATGGATATAATAGAATTAGTAATTGACGAAAACGAAGAACTATCTGGAATAGAAGCTATTTCAGTGGTTTCTGCCCCAGCAATAGAAGAAAATTTTTTAGCACTTAAAAACGAAGAACAGATAAGACTTGCTGAAGTATCAAAAGAGAAACGAATTTTGATGGGAGCAGCCTTAATTCCAGACCGACCGATCTATCGCAAGAATGGAGAACAAGAATTTTATATTTTCTTCTCTAAAGATACAGTAGTCAAAGCTTCTCAGATGTATTTAAAAGCTGGCAATCAAGGTCAGGCAACAATGGAGCATACAGAAGAAAAACTAGAAGGCATGACAGTAGTTGAGTCTTGGATAATAGAAGATTCTGTTCATGATAAATCGCGAAAGTATGGTCTGGATTTACCTTTAGGCACGTGGATGGTTTCCATGAAAATCGATAATGATGACATCTGGGATAATTATGTAAAACAAAATAAAATTGTGGGGTTTTCTATAGAAGGATATTTTGCGGATCGATTAAACAATAAAGTAAAAGAAAATAAAACAGATCAATTAACTGAAGAAGATAAACTACTAAAAAATATTATAGATGTACTCAAGGAATCGAACACCAACGCCTAGCAGAACATCTCCAGTAGGTGGTAGAAGGGGATGTCTTTGCAAAAACAATACTTATAATTCTAAATGCTGTAACGGTAATTTACAGAATCAAGGAATCGGTGCGACAACAGGACAGAATACTCCCACTGTGTTATTTGAAATACTTGCTGAAAATGGAGACTATCTTTTAACGGAATCCAATAATGAATTTTTAGTAACTGAATTTCAATAAAACACTACTTAAAATCAGGTTAGAACGCTTGAATTTACAACAGAAACTTACAATGTCGGTTTATATTATAATTGTAATTAATAAACATTTATATATATGAACTCAAAAGAAACTTTAAACAAAGTTAAAACTTTACTTGGTTTAGAAATTAAACTTGAAGAACGCAAGCTCGAAAATGGCACACGTTTTGAAAGTGAGGTTTTTGAAAAAGGTAGAGAGGTTTTTATCGTGACAGATGAAGACGAAAGAATTCCCGTACCAGCGGGAGATTACATCTTGGACGATGGAATGATGCTAGTCGTTAAAGAAGACGGAATCATTGACGAAGTCAAAGAAAAAGTCGAAGAAGAAGTCAAAGAAGAAGTTGAAGCACCTGTTGAAGAAGAAGTCGATGCAGCGGATGAAGAAGCTGAAGTTGGCGATTGGAAAGGAATGGAAATTAGAATTAAAAACCTTGAAGATGCTATAGCTGATCTTAAATCCAGAGATGGAGAAAAAGAAGATTTTGACACTGACGAAGGAACTTTAAAAACTAGAACAGTAACTGAAAAGTTTTCTGAAACTTCGGAAGTAATTAATCACAATCCTGAGAATAAAAGTAAAACAGAAATGCATACTTACGCTCAAAACAGACCGATGAGTACTCAAGACAGAGTATTCGCGAAATTATTTAATAACAATTAAAATTTAAAAATTAAAATTATGTCAAAAAGAACAGACTTAGCAACTGCTGTAACAATTTCTTCCACATATGCTGGGGAATTTTCTGGTAAATACATCAGTGCGGCACTTTTAACAGCTTCTACATTAGATGCTGGAGCAGTAACAATTATGCCAAATATCAAATTTAAACAAGTTATTCAAAAGGTAGAAACTGGCGATTTAATCACAGATGGAACATGTGATTTCGTAGCTTCATCTTCAGTAACTCTTTCAGAGGTTATTCTCCAACCGTTGGAATTTCAAGTAAATCTTCAATTATGTAAATCCGACTTTATTAGTACGTGGGATGCCATTCAGATGGGATATAGTGCTTTTAATAATAACGGATTACCAACTTCATTCTCAGATTATTTAATCGGTTATGTAGCAAGCAAAGTAGCTGCTGCAAATGAAATTAATCTTTGGACTGGAAATCTTGGAGGAGCACAGGCTGGTGAGTACGACGGGTATGAGACACTCGCGGCTGCGGATGCAACTGTTTTAGATGTTGCGGGTGCAGTTCCTTTAACGGCTACCAACATAATCGATGAAATGCAAAAAGTGGTTGATTTAATTCCTAATGCACTTTACGGTAAGGAAGATTTAACCCTTTACATCAGTAATAAAGCGCAAAAATTATACGTTCGCGCATTAGGTGGATTTTCAGTAGCAGCGACTTCAAACGCTGGTTCTGAAAACAGAGGAACACAGTGGTATGATAATGGTAGCCTAACATTTGGCGGAGTTCCTGTTTTTGTGGCAAGAGGGATGTCAGATAATTCCATGATTGCTGCGGAAAAATCTAATTTATTTTTTGGCACAGGATTGATGTCGGATTATAATGAAGTTCGCACAATTGATCAAACTCCAATTACAGGAAGTCAGAATGTGAGAATTATAATGAGGTTCACAGCGGCAGCGCAAATTGGCGTAGGCGCAAACGTAGTCTACTACGCGGGATAGATTACTAATTACTATTATACGGGGGATTAATTTCCCCCTTATAATATTTTAATATAACTGTTGGCTGTAACGCTAACTAATTGAAAATCAAATACTTATGGCATGTGATATTAACTTGGGCAGATTAGAACCATGTAAAGACTCAGTCGGTGGAATTATAGCAGTTTACATTGGCGGAGCTTATACTTCAGGTTTATTGAACGCTCCAGCAGATGGAGGAGTTACAATAACAGCAGATGAAATTACGGGTTTTGCTGCACCACTTACTTTTTATAAATACGATCTTAAAGGAGCAAATTCTTTTGATCAAGTAAATGAAAATAGCAGAGAAAACGGAACGAGTTTCTGGACTCAAACGGGAACTGTAGCACTTAAAAAACAAGACAAAACTACGACAGCACAAATGAAGCTTCTATCGTATGGTAGACCGCAAATAATCGTACAAGATTATAACGATAATTACTATTTAGCGGGAATTCAAAATGGTTGTGAAGTAGCTGTCTCAACAGTGACAGGAGCTGGAATGGGAGATTTAAACGGATATAATTTAGTTATTACTGGGATGGAAAAATCTCCCGCTAACTTCATTATTTCCTCTATAATCGGAGATACGACTAATACTGTCATCGTATTAGGAACTTAATACATTGTTTTTATAAATAAATTAAAGGCATTTCTTCACGTTTTGCCTTTTTTTTATAAAACAGTTTTACCCTTTTCGTGTTTATATTAAAACCTATTGAATGATAATACTAACAACTAGCGTAAATGCACAAGAATTAAAATTTATTCCACGTGAATATGTTGCTAGTAGTATTGTAATTACTGATCAAGACACTAATACGCCTGTTACTTATACAGGTTTAACTTTTGTTACTGATAGATACTATTTAAAAGGCGATGTTACTTTTAGTCCTAAACTTATTGAAGGTAGATTTTACACGCTTAAAGTATTAAATAATGGAACAACTGTAGTCTATAGAGATATGATTTTTTGTACGGATCAAACAATAAGTACTTACAGCATAAACGATGGCGTTTATACTAAACATGAAACAACTAACGAATACGTGGTATTATGAGCGAATTTTTCTTAACCAAACTTGCGGCATATACAGCCCCAGAAGTTATAGAACTTAAAAGCAAAGATTGGATTCAGTACGGCGTGGATAATGATTATTTTAATTATATAATTCAAGTTAATAATAACTCTACTACATGTCGTTCAATTTGCACTGGAACGTCTAACATGATTTATGGTAAAGGTCT